CAAAATACTGAACATATTATTCCACAATGGATTCGTGGAGGTGAAGATACACGTAATTATATTAATCGTAAAAGATTTCTTGAAAAATGTAATTAATTTTTTTATTTCATATTGTAATTGTTATTCTAAACACGGTATTTATCACTTGGATTATTTTTTTTTTTTAATAACCCTTTGATTACATTTTTAACATTATTAAAAAAATTTAAAGGTTTCTTTTCTTTAGATTCTTCTTTTATAGGTGTTTTTTCTTTAGATTCTTCTTTTATAGGTGTTTTTTCTTTAGATTCTTTTTTTACTGATAATGATTTTGATTCTGAAAAATTTATACTAGATACAGAACCTAAGGATACTTCATTTAATATTGTTGGTATTTTCTGTAATGTAGATATATCAAATGAATTAGATTCACTTGATTTATTAATAATTTTTAATTGAGGAAAACATTTAAAATTCAAAAAATCTTGTTTAACTTGTTTATTAAGAGAAACTGTTACTTCATAAATAATACATTCTTTATTTTGTTCTTTTCCTTGAAAACAAGTTGAATCTATAATTGTATCTATTTTTTTATATGAAAAAGAACAGTTTTCCTTAAATAATACTATTTCTGCTTCATTGAATATTGAATTTGAACCTAAAATTCTAAAATCTATATATGGAACACCGGTTTTTAATTTTATTTTATATAAATAATTACAATAATTTACAGAATCATTTGTATTTTTAGTAAATTTTTTAGCAATATCTAGTGATCTTGTTATTGATATAAAATTTGTTTTACCTTCAAAAAATAATTTTGCTTCATTAAGTTCCTCTATTGAAGATAAAGTTTTTGTAGGTCTTGATACTCCTCTATAAAAAAATATTTCATAAGTATTTGGAACAGATTTAAATACATTAGTTAAATTATAAAATTTATAATATTTATATTTTTGTATTTTATTTTTATTATATATATATTTTGCTAATGTATTATTAATACTTATATATTTTTTATCATATTTTATAAAGTTTTTGTTATCTTCTTCATCTTCTGTAGATTCTATTGTTAATAAATTATTTTCATCAATACAAGTTGAATTAGTTTGTATAAAATATTTATATTCATTCAATTTTGGATAAATATATTCTGCATTAAAATTAAAAAATATTTCAAATTTTCTTTGTTCTTCTTTTATTACTTCATCAATTTTTTTATCAATATTTTCAACATTAACTGTATTACCAGTATTAAATATATTACGTGTTTCTTTTATTACATACGGTTTAAGACGTGTATTAATTGATTCTATCGCACTACTAAAATTATTAGTACTAAAATTATTAGTTAAATATTTTTTTAAATTAGTTGGTATTTCTGCTATGTTTATTATTTTCACTTTATAAATTTTATTACTAATTAATATATATATTATTATATGTTTATTACTAGAATATTGTAGTTTTTTTATAAATTTTCTAGTATCAATTTTTATAAAAAAATCATATTGGTCTTTATTAAAATTCCCTATATCTAATGTATATATATAATCAAGAATATCTGTATCACTTGAATTAATATTTATTTCTATATCTTTTATTTTTTTTTTTATAAATGCACTATTATTATAATATTCTTTATTGTAAAATTCTATTTGATACAATAATAATGTTATTAAATTACTACTATTTGTAATATCTTTAGGTTTAAATTCATTTAATATAAAATAATCTATATAATAATGTTTTTTATCAGAAATACAAATATTTACATTTAATTTTTTTAATAAAATATTATAATCTGCTTTTGATATTATATATTCTTCATTATCATAACATATAATATTATATGTTTTATTAATAGCTGTTAAACCAGGTTCTACAACTTTTTTAGATTCATCATTTGGTGATATCCAAAAAACTTTTTTATATAACATTGGTTCTTTATCTGATAATATGTTACACTGTGGTGATATCCAAAATAATTCTTTATTTAATTCATATTCTTTTGATATTGTATTTATTTTTTCTATAAAACCAAATTTTAATTTATTATAATCAATAAGTTTTTGCATTTATTTCATTATTATAAAATTATATTTTTGTTTAATAATTTATTTGAAATACAAAATTTACTACATATTACATTATCATATATTATATGATAATAAAACAATGTATGTTCTTGATATGTAAATAAAATATATGTAAATTAAATTTTTATTTAATTAAACTATATAAAAACTTAATTAAAACAATTAAATACAATTAGATGACTGAAACTTTTTCATTTGATACTGATATTTCAGCACTTTTAAAACTTATTATTAATAATTTTTATTCTAATAAAGATATCTTTTTAAGAGAACTCATTTCAAATGCTAGTGATAGTATAGATAAATATAATCACTTTTGTATTATTAATAAACCCCAAAATAAAGTAGATAATTGTATTACACTTTTACCTGATAAAGAAACCAAAACACTTCATATTATTGATACTGGAATTGGTATGGATAAAGAAGAACTTATTAAAAATATAGGAACTATTGCTAATTCAGGAACAAAAGCATTTATGGAAAAAGTGAAAGATAGTAATTTAATTGGTCAATTTGGTGTAGGTTTTTATTCTGGATTCTTAGTATCAAAAGAAATTTCTATTATTACAAAAAAAGCAGATTCAGGATATTTTAAATGGACATCTGATGCTGGAGGACAATATGTTATTGAAGAATTAACAGAAAATAATGTTAAAGATCATATTCATCCTGATTATAATCTTACACAAGGAACTATTATCAAATGTTCTTTATTAGATGAAGTTACAGATAAATATACTGATATTAATAAATTAAAAGATATTGTTAAAGAACATTCACAATATATTAATTATCCTATAAAAGTTTTTATTAAAAAAGAAGAAACAAAAGAAGTTGAAGATGAAGAAGCTTCTTTAGAAGAAGAAGTTTCAGTTACTGAAGGTTCTTCTAATATTGATTCATCAAATTTAAATGATGTTACAATTGAAGATGTTGAAGAAAAACCTAAGAAAATGAAGAAAATTACGGAAATAATCAAAGAATTTCAATTAATAAATGAAACTAAACCAATTTGGACACGATCAAGTAATGAAATTACTGAAGATGATTATAATGGATTTTATAAATCATTATCAAATGATAATGAAAAACCTTATACATATAAACACATTAGTGGTGAAGGACAAATAGAATATAAAGGTATTTTATATTTACCAAAAAAAATTAAGAATAATGTATTTGAAAGAGGTGTAAAACAAAATAATATTAAATTATATGTTCGTAAAGTTTTTGTTAGTGATAATAGTGCGGTTTTATGTCCGGAATGGCTTCATTTCATTTCAGGTGTTATTGATACTGATGATCTACCTCTTAATGTTTCACGTGAAATTTTACAAGAGAATAAAGTTATTAAAGTTATTAAGAAAGCAGTGGTTAAGAAAAGTATTGATATGTTAAAATCTTCAATGAATGATATGGATAATTATCTTAAAATCTATAAAACTTATCAGAAAAATATTAAACTTGGAGTTTATGAAGAAAGTGGAGATCGCGAACGAGTATCAGATCTTTTAATGTTTTATTCTGCTAATTCACCCGATAAAATGATCACATTTGATGATTATATCACCGCAATGAACGAAAATCAAAAACATATATATTATATTTCTGGTGATAATATGGATATACTTAAAACATCTCCATTCTTAGATCGCTTTAAGAAAAATGATCTTGATGTTCTATTTATGACTGATCCAGTTGATGAATATATGTGTCAAAGACTTATGCAATATAAAGAATGCACTTTAACTTGTATTACTAAAGGAGATATTGAATTACCTAATACTACAGATGCTGATAAAGAATTAATGAAAAAACAAAAAGAAGATTATAAGTCACTTTGCGATTATATTAAACGCACTTATAATAATTTTAGTGATGTTAAAATTACAAATAAAGTTGCGGAATTACCTTGTATTGTTTCTTCACCTGAAAATGGATTTTCTGCTAATATGGAAAAAATTATTAAATCACAAACATTAGGACAAACTGATAATGCTAATGGTATGTTAAATAAAAGAGTTTTAGAAATAAATCCATTACATCCTATTATTAAAAAAATTAAAAATATTAATGATACTGATGAATATAATTCTTTAAGAGATCTATTAGATCTTGTTATTAATAGTGCTTTACTTTATTCGGGTTATCAAATTATTAAACCTGTCGATTTTTCTAAAAAAGTTCTTAACGTTGTTATGCTTGGTATGGAAATTATTGATGAAGAAATCATTGAACCTATTAAATCTAAAGATCCTTTCAATGAAGTTGAAACTATTGATATGACTAATGTTGATTAAATAATATTTTATAATAAGAAAATAAGAAAATATGAAAAATGTTATCTTATTATTAGTTTTTATTGGGATCTTAGTTATAGTTCAAGGCTATTATGAAAATAAGATTAGTACCATTAAAAAACAAAAGACTATTATTAAATATGTTCCTTTACACACATATGAAGGAAAAATGAATGGAGCTGAATCAATTGATAATCAATTTAAAAGCTCTTATGAGAAAATTATAAATACAAATAATAAAAATGTATAAACTATTCACATCTACACCTATTGAATTTAAAAAACACTGTGTTACATTTAATAACAATAAACAAGAAGAATTAAATAATCTTATCAATTTACGGGATGCATATATTGCAAATATATCATCCAAAAGACAAGATTATGATACACAATATGATGATTATTTAACTAAATACTTAAATACAAATGATTATATTGAAAAAGTTAATTTATTTAAAACATTTTATCCAATTAAAAAACCTGAATTCAATATTTATACTTATCAAAATTATTTTGAGTTAAAAGAACTAAAAGAAACAAGTAAATCTAATGAATCAGATGAAGATTAATTCTAAATTTGAATTTCAATTTATTCCTTTTATTTTATCATTTATTGTTGGTATCATTTATATTGTTATTACTAACAATACCAAAGAAAAAATAGTTAAAACACCTACACCATTCTCTAACAATCTTTATTCAGATTTTGATGGTGAATGTTATAAGGTTGATGTTGTTGAAGCACAATGTGAAGGAACTGAACAAGAATTCAATTTTGCTATTTGATTTTTTAAATTATTTTTTTTTAATTAGAATATGCTAATCCACCCATACCACTTAATATACGAAGCACATTGAAATTTACTGCATATATATACAATAATCCTGATTCTTTACTATTTATTTGCAACTGGGCTGTATCAATACGAGACATATTTAATGTTCCTGATGGTTGATGTTCTTCCGGTTTTAATGCAAATGAATATAAATTAATTCCTTTATTATTCGGTATATTTGTATGATGTTGATATGGTTGCACCAATGAAAAATATTCACCACGTCTTTCTGCAAAACGATCATTTCCGTTTAATTGCAGTTTAGCCGTTGAAATTAAATTTTCTTTATTTTCATTATTATCTGTCGCATTTGTAAAATTATTCCAATTGATATTAGAACCATTATTTCCTTCTGGTCTTATAAACCATACAAGTTCTTTACAAGGATGATTGAAATTTAAACGTGATGATTTTATTGTTCCTGATGTTATACTTTCTTCTCCTGTAAATTGCAATTGTTCTATAAGATATTCGTGTGATAATTGTGCAAATCTTTTACGTTCATCTGTATCTAAGAAAATATAATCAACCCACAAAGTTGCACCAAATGATTCAAAATTATTTTCATTATTTTCTATTACAGTTGTAGTTCCATATATTATATCATCTGTATTTATTGCTCTAATATCAGACATTGAATTAAATTCAATATTAACTTTCACTTCGTGATATTGTAAAGCTATTAAAGGTAATGCTAAACCTACATTACGACAAAACCAAAATTCAAGAGGTATATATAATTCTTCTGTTTGATTTTCTAATTTAATTGATCTATTTTCTTTATTACCACCAACCATTGAATAATATCCTTCCTTTTTTCCTTCATCTATTGTAAGTTCATTCCATATATACATCCATTCACCATATTGTTTATCAATACGTTGTCCTCCTATTTCTAATTCTACGTGTTTTATCATTTTATATCCATAAAATGGTTGAAGATATATTGGATTTGAATCTACTTTTACTGACACTTGTAAATATAATTTATGAATTAAATCACCATTACGAGATATCTGACAAGTAATACGATTCCCTAATTCTGCATTACCATTAAAAGTTTGTTGTATTGATTCTAATGAAAAATTAGTATGACGACGATAAACTGTTTTAAAAAAAGTTATTTGAGGATTACCAGTAAGATAAACATCTTGAGCACCGTAAGCTACTAGTTGTAATAAACCACCACCCATTTATTTAAAAATATATATTTATTTATAATATATTCATTTATGATTATGATATTTTACTATATTTAAAAATTAAAATATTATAAAATTAAAATGCTATTTAATCATAATTTAAAAAAACCTAATATTTGCTTTATAATACCTGATAAACAATGGTATTATAATGAAGATATGCTTATTACTAAACAATCTAATATTGAACAAATATTTATCAATGGTATTGAAAATACTTTATTATTATCTTCTATTTTTATTTGTTATTCAGTTATAACAGGTAATCATTCCTATATTGTTAATAAATTAAATAAATTATCATCTAAACTTATGAATTTTAATAACTTTTATTTTCAATCTGCTTTAACTAGTTCAATTATTTCATTATTTTTAGGTGTTAATACCGCATTAGGATATCCTAATATGATAAATAAAAAGAAATAAGTTATTATATATTTAGTTAGAATACGCAAGACCACCCATACCACTGAGGATACGGAGGACGTTGTAGGAATGAGCATAAACTGCTACACTAGTAGCACCATTTGTTACACCACCTAATTTAAGTTGTGCAGTATCAATACGAGACATATTGAGTGTTCCAGATGGTTGATGTTCTTCTGGTTTTAATGCGAAAGAATATACATTGATACTCTTATTATTCGGTATATTGGTATGATGTTGATAGGGTTGAACGTGAGTGAAATATTTTTGATTGCGTTCCGCAAAACGATCATTACCGTTAAGCATAAGTTTGGCAGTTCCACATTGTCCCACATCTGTTCCTGTTCCTCCCTTACCTTTCCATATTAATTCTTTTACAGGATGGTTGAAAGATAATTTAATAGATGCACCTGATGCTGATGTTGTCTCATCACCAGTGAATTGCACTTGTTCAATAAGGTATTCGTGAGATAATTGAGCAAAACGACGACGTTCGTCAGTATCTAAGAAGATGTAATCAGCCCATAAGGTGGCATCTGTAAATGCATCACCGCCAATGCTGTCAAACTCAATATTAATTTTAACTTCGTGATATTGTAATGCAATTAAAGGAAGAGCTAAACCAATATTACGGCAGAACCAAAATTCAAGAGGAACATATCGGTCTCCTGATGCATTAGTTCCTCCAACCATTTTAGTATATCCTGTAGTTTTTCCTGCAGGTAAAGTAAGTTCATTCCAGATTTTCATCCATTCACCATATTGACGATCAATTAATTGACCACCAATTTCTACTTCTACTTTTTTAAGTAAATCACGAGCATCGTATGTTTCAGCTCCACCACTAAAAACTACATATAATTTATGAACTAAATCACCATTACGTGAGATTTGGCAAGTTACACGTTTTCCACTACTAGGGGATCCGTTAAAAGTTTGTTGTATAGATTCGATAGAAAAGTTAGTATGACGACGATAAACTACTTTGAAGAAAGTAATCTGAGGGTTGCCGGTAAGATAGACATCTTGGGCACCATAAGCTACAAGTTGAAGAAGACCTCCACCCATTTTGTATTTATTATTAATACAGAAAAAAAATTTTTATATATTAGATTTATTTTTACTAATATTTTATATAAAAATAATTTGAATGTTGATTTAGTTAGAATAAGCAAGACCACCCATTCCACTAAGAATACGAAGCACATTGTAATTCACCGCATACATATTAAGAGTTCCTGCATTAGAACTAGAACCAGTTCCAACAATAGCAGTTGCTGTATCAATACGAGACATATTAAGAGTTCCAGATGGTTGGTGTTCTTCTGGTTTTAATGCAAAAGAATATACGTGGATATTTGTTCCATCAGGAATATTTTCGTGGTGTTGATAAGGTTGAACGTGTGTGAAATATTTGGCATCACGCTTAGCAAAACGATCATTACCGTTAAGTTGAAGTTGGAAATCTTTTGTTGTTAAAAAAGTAAAATCAGTTGATTTATTAACCCATACTAATTCTTTAACAGGGTGATTAAATGAAAGTTTGGATTTTGTTGTTACATCAATAGCCCCT